ATGAAGATCTTAACTTCCGGTCGATCTGACCTGCCATTCGCCATGCTGCTCCTGGCCCCCAGCCTGCTGTTGCTGGGCGGCCTGGTGGCCTGGCCGATGCTGTCGAATATCGACATTAGCTTTTTACGCTTGCCGCTGAACCCGCGACTGCCGTCGCAGTTCACCGGCCTTGAGAACTACCGCAACATCCTGACCGATCCGGGTTTCTGGCACTCGCTGTGGACGACCTTCTGGTACACGGCGCTGGTGGTGGGCGGGAGCACCGCGCTGGGGCTGGCGGTCGCCATTTTCTTTAATCGCGAGTTCCGGTTTCGCAAAACCGCGCGCTCGCTGGTGATCCTCTCGTATGTCACGCCGTCAATCTCGCTGGTGTTCGCATGGAAATATATGTTCAACAACGGCTATGGCATCGTGAACTGGGTGGCAGGGGATCTGCTGCATCTCTGGCAGCATGCGCCGCTGTGGTTCGACAAACACACTAGTTTCACTACTGCGCAAATTGCAGAATCCTACGGGCTAACTATGCAGTCCGTACAGCATGCCGCGCGCAAGCTTGAGCATGGAGGGGAACTCATCGTTGAGTCTCGTGATTGGCAAATGCTTACTTATCGTCTGCGCAGAAAAGGGGAGGGGAAGACACTAAATCTGGTTTTCAACGAATGCCGCGCCAGTGGAGCTATGAGGCGTGTTTTGTGTGTATATGGTGCTATTCCTGCCTCCTCAATCATAAGCAGCAAAAAAACTTAGCGATACGCACAATAGCTTTTAAAGATAATTTATTGTTTTGTTGAAAGATTGGTAATAAGCTTCCTTTAGATATCATTTTGTTAGGGGTAAATCCCATTCATAATGAAAAAGGAGATTGGTTTTGATTAAAGAAATACTGGCTGATTGGGGGCTGACTTTGCCACAAGCGGTCGCGGCTATACCAGTTATGTTGACTGTGGCTGGCTTGATATTAAAATTTGCGAAAACACCCTTTAAGATTGTTGAAGTGATATCAGCTAATAAGTATCTTTCTTTGCCATTAAAAGACAAGCTAGATGCGCTAGCTATTATTTATCAGGACGGCGAGGGGGATAAGGCAAGCATTTATGCTAATGAGCTTAAGTTGGCTGAATACGGTTTGCACTTTAGAATTCCAACGCTTCGTATATTTTTTGATTATCTATATACCAACAACTCACTTTCATATCCGGTTGGTGATTACAGGGTTTTAAAACATCATAAAGCTTTTACTGTTGATGATAACGATGTGCCAAAAGTGTCTGCAAAGGGGTTTTTCATAAGTCTTCTTGTCCCTCTGGCCTTTTTAGTGCTATCTGGCTGTGGATTTTACTCAGGGATTTATGCACTTATCGATACCTTGCACCAGTCGCCGGACTTGGCATCTGGTATCCAGTTGGCTCTATATGTCGTTACAGAATTATTTTTCATGCTAATGTTCATGTCTTTTATTGGTGAGATAGGTTCTCTTTTATCAGCAGTCTGCTTTGTAAAGAAATTAAAGAAATTTTACCGGTCGCAGCTGGAAGGGAAATACCAAGCTAGTTAGTTCGTGCTTTATGATGGTGCGGTTACACATGAGTGACGCTGCGATAGTAATTTAGCAGCGTCCTGCACGTTGAATCCTTCACAATAAGTCACTCTGTCAAGTATTAAATACATGTGATTTGGGGCGTAATTAACTATTTGAATTGTGTTGATTCATTTTTCGAATTTTTATTTAGGGTTGTTTTTATATTGATCATTGAATTTTTTGTTAATGATTTAAAGGCTGTTGAAAATTAACATTACACTTATAATAATTTTCACGCAATTAATCAGGCCTGGTTACTTTCTATATCTGCTACATCCGTATCATTGGAGATGAACTTTGTGAGAGTATTTAATTTAGCACTGCCGGAGAGTGGGTTGGTTCTGATCGACTGTGAAAGCTGTAAGATCGTCGGAAAAATCGATGAGGTAAAGACGCGCAGCGGGAAACGGAAAACACCAGAAAGAGTGCTGTTTACGCGATTCGATAAATCCCGCTGGCGTTCAGTAGCGCTTAGAAACAATGAGTTCGTGTGTTCGCTTAAAACTCTAAAGGAAATGGTTTCATCTGCGGCTCGCAGTGATGCAAAGAATATTTGGTTTTAGTTAAAATAAGCTCCGAGCCTGAACAGCTCGCTAAGTAACACTGTGCCATTCAATGGAATCTATGGCGCAGATGCAATTTCTAAAACTCCCCGACTTTGCCCTGCTCTCGGCATTACCCGTGAGCGGGGTTTTTCTGTGTTTAGCGTTCGACCTTTACGGAGGTGCGGCGTGAACTTTCCCAAAGACGGCATCCGTCTTCACAAATCCAACTTCGCTTCCATCGGGCAGCAATTGCAGCCACTACTGGCTGATGGTGATTGCTATCGCCTGATCATCAGACCGTGGCGCGAAACTCGCAGCCTTTCACAAAATTCGCTGGCGCACATGTGGTTTGCTGAAATCAGTGACTATCTCATTAAGCGGGGCAAATCCTTTGCTTCTCCTGCGTGGGTTTACCAGCAACCATTGCGGTGGCAATGGCAATATGTAAGGTAATCATCCTCCCGGTTTCCTCATCCCTAACCTTCAGGCGCTTTCGCTTGTAGCGGTTCGTGGCTAATTGAGCGTTTTCTGCGAACGCAACGAGTTGCCCCTTGGTTGACCCGCTTAAATCAGCGGTCGCGGTAATGAGTTGCTGACGGATGTATTCGTAATCCTGTGCTATCACTCTTCAATCTCCGTGACTTTAATACCCAGACGTCCACCGGGAATGACTTCCCCGCGTACCACTTTTAGTTCGTCTATTTGCGAGTCGTTTTGCATGAAACCGCCCTTCTCCAGTGAGTCGCAGACCGCTTTGAGAATGTTGTCGATATCGCGGCGGCGCTTATCAGGCATGTTCGCGATAATGCGCAGCCTCAGCCGCGCAGAGGTGTTTATGTCGAGCTTGAGGATATGCAGGATCTCCTGCACTGCCCGACGGTACTCGCGGCCTTTCTTGTTGATGTAGGTAATGCCATTTCCACGCCGCCAGTAGTCGTTAACACTTGGTGGATACGGCAATGTGAATTCATAGGTGTTTGTCATTTGGGCACCACCAGACCGCGCCGTGTCAGCTCCCGAAGCGTAAGCACGATGGCGCTCCATTAGTGCGCGACGCTCCTCTCTTGTCAGTTCGCTGCCGTTATCGATAGCATGATGACAGTCAACACAGAGCGCTGCCGTCAGGCTGTCATCGACCTTAAGGCCCATGCCTTTGTCCTCGTTGCGATGTGCCGCCTGTACACCCCAGCGGCGGCAAAGGACGCAACAATCTAACTGGCGAACGGCGGCCAGCCATTTAGCGCTTCGATAAATACTCTTCACACTCACCTCCACATCCGCTGTTGAAATGTCGTGTCCTGCCGTGGCGGATATTTGCTTTCCGGCAGCAGTACGCGAACAACGAACGTCTTACAGTCAGCAGACAGAGAGCGCTCCGCTTTCATACCGCGTTTGCGATACTGGCGAAGCAGCTCGTCGGCCTCTTCTGCGGTACAATCCGAGAAGACGGCTTAGAAGGGCGCGAGTATGAGCCTTATCGGGATGTGGTTGGCGTTCTTACGGTCTGTGATGGACATACCGGCAAGGATATCATTCCGGGAAAGCGTTACACCGATGCTGAATGTGATGCGCTTACACAAGCTGACATGAACCGTATCGCTCGCCAGATTGATCCGCACATTAAGGTAAACACTACTGATACCCAACGCGCCGCTATCTACTCATTTGCCTATAACGTCGGCCCCTCAGCAGCTATCAAATCTACTCTGATGAAAAAGCTTAACGATGGTGATTATGTCGGGGCATGTAACGAGCTTAAACGCTGGATTTACGCTGGTGGCAAGAAGTGGAGAGGGTTGATGAGCAGGCGAGAAGTTGAACATCAGGTTTGCATGTGGGATCGGTAATGAAGGTCATTGGAAAATTTGTAATCTATGTACTGCTTTTTATGCTCACGGGTTTACTTTCCTGGCGCGCTGGCTGGAATGCCCACTCTGATTACGTAAACGCGATGGCGGCAAGTAAGAAAGCAAAAGCTGAAGATATGATTCGTTCTTCTGAGATTAAAGCTGCTCGCACCAGTCACGAAGGAAAAATCGTTTACCATGTTATCAATCGTGATGTAATTAAATATGTCCAGTCTCCAAATCGTACTGTGTGTAAGTTTGACCATGATGCTGTGCGGTTGCGGCAACGCGCCATTGACGCTGCCAATTCCCTCAGCGGATTTGATGGAGCCCCCATGCAAAGCAAGTAATGCTGGTAGAAACAGTGACGAAGATTTACTGGCTGATATAGAAACCGCAAAGTGCTTAAGACAGTTAAGGCTCGACAAATACCGATGGCAGGCTTGGTATAATTCTCTGAAATAGGCGCATTTATGAGCTATAAACCCCTGTTTTTTTCCTATTTGTGGTCTTTATTGTGGGTAATCACCTGATAAAGCAAGGAATTATCTGACATGGTGCGCATATCCTCTGCCTAAAATTAATTCCCCCTATTAACGACCAAAAATAGCCAATCTACGATACATTAATTGTTACTATCAATTGTTTTAAAATTTTCGATAGTTATTTCCGATTTGGTGTTAAGCTTCGTGTAACTTCGGTTCACCTGCCAACACCAGATGAGGGTATTGAAGCCAGTTTAATTGGCCGAACGTCGACATTTTCCGGTGGCACCTGAGTGTTGACTTCGTTAAGCCCAGCTAAGCGACAAACAAAGGCCACGCTTTTGCGTGGCCTTTTCTGTTAAAAGATGGGCTATCCCTAGCCCATACCTACTGGGAATAATCATGAATGATGTCATGCTGTTCGGTGATGGTTGGTCTGGCGAGTTGTTTAAAGTCGAAACAAATATCAAATTCTTTGAGCATATACCCCACGACCAAGAAGCCAGATCCGTGATGTTTTTCATAACGACTTATATAACTGATAACGGCATAGCTTATCTGATAGGCACGTCTGACCTGGAGCCTTTACAAGAAGATATTGAAATGGCCATAAGCAATTTTGCGCCAGCACCTACAGATTTTCCGCCATATTGAATTGTGCTATCTCATTAAAATTCTCTTGTAAGTTTTTCTATTCATTAGCGTTTACACCAATGCTGCTCTATTGAATCGCACCATTTTATGGGTAGGAATTACTCGATCTTGCTCACAAAAACAGAGGCTTCTTTAACAGGATTTAATTGTGAATTAAACGCAGTTAAAGTTGCCTGTCGATAAGCTCAAAAGCGTCGGCATGCTTTTGCAAAGCGTGATTCTCGGTGGGCAGGGTAATTTTCCTGTGTCAAAACTCATAATGATGGCCACCATTTACCCACCTGACACGTTGCTGATAATCTGGATTGGCGTTTAGTTATGCAAACATTACAAGAGCTTGCTTTATGATTTTTAATGATAAAAAATCAATTGAAGATGACTAAATGGTCAGTTGAATTGAGTCCGTATTAATGTTGTGATTTTTCGAGGTTTAAGAGCTGCACAGAGGCGTTTGGGATGAAAATGCGGCGGGGAAGTTAAACTTTTCATAACTCATTCTTTGTAATCAGCGCCCTGGGGAAATATGTCCATCATTTGCTTTTTTTTCATGGTGATTTTTTATGGCGATTTTTTTAAAATTGCCTTTTGCGGAATGCTTGCAAATTTAATTTCGCTAAAAAGCTATCATTTATTTGGTTGTGGGGCTATAGTTTTAAGGCGGAAAAATTCTGCATAACCCAGGAGTTCCCATGAAAAACTACATCATGAACATTGCAAATGATAAAAACGATAATCAGAAAGATTCTGATAAGCGTTCAGAAACTGATAATAAAAAACCCCATCAAGATAAGAAATAACGGGGTGATTTATCACACACATGTGCAAAATGCTGGAGGTTTTATGTCGCAGCAACCTGATTATGATGAACCCGTTCCCTCGGATAAACCTGTGCAAGACGAGCCTGGTCAAGAGCAAACTGAAGATGAGGGTGTAGATCTCAAGACGCTCGATACCATCGCTGATGACATTACAATCCGCCTTGTATAAACGAACCGCCCTCGGGCGGTTTTCTCACCATAAGTTAATAACCGAAATGTTAAAAGCTTATAAGGGAGTAATGTCCGATATCGCATTTTAAGAATGCGACGCAGTTAAAGGATAGTGTGGAGGTGAAAATGGTTATGTCGGATGTGGAAACATATTACATAAGCAGTAATGATAATAGTCGGTTAGTAAGATATGATGTCATTAAAATTGATGATGATTCCTTTGTTGTAAAGGTTTTTGATAACGAGTATCTTGGTAAATCTTTACCTAGCTTTATGTATGAGATAGCAGAAATCAAAATTAACAGAGATGATTTCAATCTTGAAAATAATATTGGATCGACATCTGTATTAAGAAATTGCTTGCCTACTTCATTTAACGGTCATGTGTTGGTTAAATGTCAGCAACATCGGGATTCGCTGGAGTCACGATAGTATCAATAATGGCGGTTTATGTGGTGCGTATTCAGGCATGTATGTCAGTCGAATGTTTTTATAAGCTCTGGGCATATGTGTAGATAGCTCCAGAAACCTCCAGTTCACTTACGAATTTGTGTTTATAATATCAAACACCTGCGTTCTACGTGTTAAGGTAGTTTCAGTCTCCAAGTAAAATTAACATCTTTAATTTATATTTATGATAATTACAAAATCTTTGATAAGCCCAAACCTTTTCCCTCGACGAAAGGTTGATGCACAACTTGCCTCACTTATGTGAGGCTTTTTTTTAAGATGAAGCGCACGCTTCGTTTAGCAGTAGTCATTTCTTATTACAACCCTTTCCCTGCTGTCCCCTGCAAGAAATCACATATGCCCCCAAGAATTCCTAAAGCCTGCCGTAAACGTGGATGTGGTAAATCAACTACAGACAGAAGCGCATTAAGGTGCTTGCTGATGGAACCATAACAAAGGGCTGTTTGCAGCTCAGCGAGCTTATTTAGACGCCATCACAAACCCTACCGGACGGGTGGGTTTGATAATGGTAACAGGAGAAATAGATGGCAAGACCGGACTGGGGAGCTCTGCAAAACCAGTTCCTCGCCGACCATGCCAGAACGGGTATCTCTCCGAGAGAATGGTGTGAGGCGCGAGGGCTGAATTACTCTACAGCAAAGCGACACATCAAAATTGCGAATGGCAGTGCGAATTCGCAAAAGAAAACTGCGAATAAGAATGCGCATTCGCAGAAAGAGAAACGCGATAAAAGCGCGACTGGTATGAAAAGGGTGGGAAACTGCGAAATAGCGAAGCCATCTCCTGTCTCAGCAGCGAAACCGATACGCGGCAAGCGAACGTCCCCGCCAACAAATGCTTTTCGGCCAGGTAACCAGCACGCGCTCAGGCATGGTGGTTACGCGCGGCGAATGCTTCTGTCCGACGCAGTTTCTGAGGACGCGGCATTGCTTACCCTCGACGACGAGCTTTTCTGGCTCAGGGCTGCGAACCTGACAGTTGCTGAGAACATTGGCCGCTGGAGCGCTGCGCTTGAATACGCTGAAGACGAGGAAAGGAAAACGCTGCTGGAAGACATCGGTGCAGCGCAAAAGGCCATGCACCGAAATACCTCGAGGATAGAGTCCCTGGAGTTGACCAAAGCCGCTATCGAACATCGAATGGCTTCTGCTGAGAAAGCAACGCTTGATGCCGACAAACTACGCAAGGAGCTGGCTGCGGAGCCGGAGCAAAACGAACCAACGCCAGTAGCTATTAACATCAACGTAGTGGATGCACGAGCAGAGGGTGACGATGGAAATATCACCAACGCTTATGCCAGCGGAAGCGGGAATAAATACACCATGCCCGGTTATGTAACGGGCTCTACAGCCGTTTTTGCGCCGCATGTTACCGCCGGGATTTATGTTGGCGGCGGCACCAGCCTGATCCCGGATATGGACGTGTTAACCGGCGTATCACAGAGCGGAAATGTGCTGACCTTCTCCGCCTGGTCAAATTACAACATGAGCGGGAAAATCTACCCTGGCACGGTCTGGCAGATCCTGCCTGCCAGCCAGTCGGGGAATCGCGGGCTGTATATCGCTGACAGTACCGACTTTACCGCCATCACCGATGCCGCCACGGTCGGACAGTGCGTTTATCGCGGTCGGGTGACGTTTACCGGATCCTGGTCGCCGCCTTCCACGGGTTACACCCGTCAGTCCTATGTTGTGTTTGCAAAGTGGAGCGCGTCCGGCGTCGTGGTGGAATATGACGGCAGCGTGGTACGTGCCGTGGCTGAACGTAACGGGGCGAACGTCAACGCCACCGTAACAATGGATGTGGTTATCTTTGCGACCGGCGTCGCGCCGGTGGCGGGGCCGGGGCTTAATTTCTTTAACAGCAAAGGGCAATGTACGTTTTCAACGACTAAACGCCCGTTCCTCTACAGCAACGCATTTTATAAGCCATCCGGCACCGCCACGGATATTGGCAACCGCTACATCATGCTGGGCCGGTATGGGGCCCAAACCGATGTGGCTGGCGGCTGGTGTTATGCCAAATATCAGGGGCTGGTGCGGTCGGGAAATTCGGTGAGGGTGGGGCGCGGATACGTGGCTTCAATCTGGACGGCTGATTATTCGCTGGACGTGAACAAGTCAACGGGCCTGAACGTATTGTTGCTCGACAGCATGTACTGACCATGAATTTTTTAATAACCCGCTTCGGCGGGTTTTTTGTTTTCAGGAGTTAACTGAATGGCTAAAGGCACTATCAGCATTGCCAACGGCACAGCCGCTATTACAGGCGAAGGCACCACGTTTACCGCAGAGCTGGCCGCAGGTGATTACATCGTTTTCACGGCGGGGCAGGTTGTCTACACGCTGGCGATTAAGTCAGTGGACAGCGACACGGCGCTGACGCTCTCCAAAAGCTATAACGGCCCCGATGCTGCCGGGCTTGCATGGTCGGCGGTGCCACGCAGCACCATGAGCCAGATAACGATGGAAGTGGTGAATCAGGTTACCGAGGCATTACGCGGCCTGAACCATGACAAGGAGAACTGGCAGCAGGTATTTTCCGAAAGCAATGACATTACCGTGACGCTGCCGGACGGCAGTGAGTTTACCGGGCCGAGCTGGTCGTCTATTGCAAATTTGCTGGAAGAGCTCGATCCGGACTGGTTGCATCAGATGGTTGATGACGTGACGGCGGCGCAGGCCAGCGTAAATGCCGACAGAACGGCGGCAGAAGCTGCGCGTGATGATGCCCAGGCGGCGGCGAACAGCGCCGCAGCAGCGCAACAGTCGGCAGAGGATGCCGGGGCCAGCGCCGCCCAGAGCGCCAGTGATGCGGCCACCAGCGCCAGCGCTGCGGCAGATTCGGCAATGTCTGCCAGCGAGTCGGCAGCCGAGTCTCTTAAACAGGCCGAGCGTGCGCAAGAGCTTGCTGATTCGTTCGACACTACAAAGGTGTTGAAAAAAGATCAGAACCTGGCTGATGTTTCAGATATTACAGCCGCAAAAAATAATCTCGGCCTCGGTGTTTCTGATGATGTCGAATTCAACCTGATAAAAGGTAACAGCGACATCTGCACAAGAATGATTTCTGATGATGCGGTAAGGGGGCACGCTTTATTTTCTGAAATTGTCGGAACTGACGGCGAAACCAAAGCCCGGATCGAGTTGTGGTGCGACACCTCTACTGGCAATATCTCAATGGTTAACCGTAACCCGACGGGGCCGCGATTCTTCACTATCAGGCAGAGTGGGGAGGTTGAGCCGTCTGGTCGCATTATGTCTGGCTATGGCGCCGAGTTTAAGCACAATGGTGAGGTTTTGACGTTACGCCCTACCGGAGCGAGCCAGGCAACTTACATGCTTATCCGTGATAATGATGGTTCTAACGTTATGCTGGTGGGCAAGCCTGGCGCAAACAATGACACCGTTCTTTATAACTATAAGCACGGAACAAATATTGTCATACAGTCGGACTGGGCTGGATGCAATAAGGGATGGTATGGCTCAACGGTTGAGTCTCGGTCTGGTTATTTAAATTCCAAAGCAGCATCTGCAACGGCAAATGCTCACGTTTATTTCATCAACAGCGACAACAGAAACCGTGGGCTTATTTATTCAAAGCCTATCGCAAACGGGCAATTCATCTGCATCAGGCCAGACAATAGCTCTACAGGCGCTACGGGATCGGAAATGTCAATCAACGGGGCCACTGGTGAGATTCGGGCCGTTAAGTTCACGGCCACCTCCGACGAGCGCGCGAAGTTCTGGATCAGTCCGGTGGAAAGCGCCTTAGATAAAATCTGCCAGCTTCGCGGCGTGACGTACTCGATGCACACGACGATTCAGAACACTTCACGGAACGCTGGGCTTATAGCCCAGGATGTACAAAAGGTACTGCCGGAAGCCGTGACGGAATGCGAGGCAGACGAGACGACCATTGACAAGGACTGCCGAACAATTGAGAGCCCGCTTGCACTCGATTACAACGCGTTGTCAGCACTGTATGTGGAGGCTTTCAAAGAACTTAAGGCCGAGCTTGATGCCTGTAAGTCTGAACTGGCCGAACTGAAAGCAACGGTCGCCAGCATCATGACTACTGTGACAACTACAAGCGGTGCTTATAAAAGCTAAGCAGCTTGTCAAGTATAATGAGCTGTTGCAGCCCGACGAGCCTCTTTCTTTATAGGGTGCTATCGTCATAGTGATGGTAGCCAATCCTCAGTTTGGTTTAAATATAATAGCTCTTGGTCAGAAAGAGACTTCTGATGGCGGGGCATTGAGATGTTGGACGAGGTGCACCTTACGTGAGATGTTTAGCTGAATGCATGGAGTATTTATGAGGTAAAAGGATAGCCGCTAGTAAAAAGAGAAATCGGCGAGTTAATTTTGCACTCGAAAACTTATCAGTATAATGTCAGAAGGGATCCGCGCTGATGGTAGCCTGTTTATCGAGGTAACAGGCTTAGCTATGCTGCCCGGCGCCTGCTGAACCACAAAAGAGTTTTATGACATCTAGCGGAGGCAAGATTATACTCTCCAATAATAATGGATGATAAAGATAGACATTATTCTTACTATCAAGGAGTCTTTTCGCCGGCATTACTATAAGTTTATTAACTTGTTAAGACTTATCATTTATCATAATTCGCAGGTAAATTTTTTGATTAGTATAAAATATATAAACTTTGCGTAGGGTTATTTAGGCCTTGAAATAAGTGATCTGTGACATGAAGAACGCCTCCTAGGTGATAACGGTTTTACCAAAAATGGTAGGGGTTAATTCACTGAAAAGCCTGTAACTAAACAATTAAAAATTGATGAAAATCATGGCATTTTAGTTAAGACTTGTTATGGCTTTTCTTTGTAATTTTTTGTTTCAATTAAATACATATTTACATGTATCTTTACTTTTTCCTCATTATTTAAGCATGCAATAGTAGCGGCGCACTTTTTGTTAAACGTTTAAGAGGGATTTTTATGAATAGCATTAAAGAGTTAAGTTTGGATGAGATTTGCCTTGTTAGCGGAGGCGGGAATTCGGGTGACCATGATCGGGCGGCGTCAGGATCAGGTGCCCGCAATAGCCTTGGGCGCAATGCTCCTACCCACATTTATAGCGATCCTAAAACTGTAGATTGCGCAAATGCCGTATTTGGCGGACTGATAAAAGGTTCTGCTAGAGGACCGTTAGGGATGGCTGCGGGGGTAGCGGGCGGAGCGATTTCAGGTAATTGTTTATCAGGTGGTTCAAACAGAAGCTCAAATAATAACAGTAATAGTGGTTGTAATTCGAAATCAGGAAACTGCGCTAGTGGCGGGTTTGGAAGTACATGTAATAGGCCATAA